CTTGCTAAAGGTTTGGAGGTTGATACTCAACCTACATGTAAGATAGCTATTAAGTCGGGAGATGTTGTGTATCATGATTTGGGTTTAGATGATTTACTTAAAAAACAAGATAAGAAGAGAGAATTTTTTATTCCTAGTGTGGAACAAGCTTTTTGGTCTAAGTGTTTTCCTAGAAATAGAATGGAGAGAGGTAAATGTATAAAAATAGGTATGAAGTTTTTTCATGGAGGTGCGTTTGACTTTGCTAAGCAATGTCTTTATGATAATCCTGATATTATTTGGGTTGATGGAGATATTACGGGTTTTGATAAGTCAGTTAAAGATTGGCAACTGTTTGCTTATATGTCATCTTATATTCGATATGTTAATTTTTCAAAGATGAATAGGCAGCAGCGTAGGTTTTTTTTTAGATATTTGAAACGATTGACTTATTTTATTGCTATAAAACTTGTTCTTCATCCTAATACCGTTTGGACAGTTATTAAAGGTATTATGTATTCAGGTGGTTATGAGACATCACATGGAGATAGTTGGATTGCAGCTCTCTGTTTTGCCCTATACATTGCTAGTAAGATGAAACAGTTTCCACATTTATCCCCTGTTTTTCTTAAGATTATTGATGATGGATATTTGGGAATAGTTGTTTATGGGGATGATAATATTTGGTGGTTTCCAAAGGCCTTTAGAGATATTATTAATGTTAGAGATTTTGCTTATTTTCTCAATACTACTTGCGATATGACCTTGCGTGATTATCGTGAGTATGAAAGTTTTTTATCTATACCAGACTTTTTAACAGGAGAGTTGATTTATAAAGGACCAAAATTTTTAAAGACATTTTTTATAGCTAATCCAGATCCGAGTAATGGTTTAGCTCCTGTTTTACCTTTTCGACCTATAACGGAGCTTGTTGTTAAAGCAATGATTGATCCTAATTGTACGGTAGAACAAATGATTGTAAAACAAGTGAGTTTAGCTTGGAATAGTTATGGTACTAACCCTAGGGTGTATGAAGTTGCTAAAGAATGTTTTAAAATTTTACGCTCAAGTTCTAATCGTAGTCCTAGGGAAATGTATGAAGCCATAATTAAATCTCGATCTGGTAGAGATGGTCTTAATAAGATCGTTAGTCAGATAGGTATAACTGTCGAACAGCTCTTTGATCATTTTCCTGATTGGGAAATGTTGCGTAGTAGACATGTTATAGATAAGATTAAAGCTAGATTTGATTATGATCCTGATATGGTCGACCTTGTTTATGTTGATACACCTACTGGTCCGGTAGTTAAGTATTTTGAACGACCCGTTGAGTTTCAACAGTAAAAAAAAAAAAAAAA